CCCGTGAGGGGGCCCAGCGCAGTGCAACATACCACCTTGTAAAGTTCTTACAAGGTAGATGGGAGGAGCTACCTCCCAAGACCATAAGGAGCTCTGGTGCCTGCTGGGTACAATTCGCCGACGAGATATCCCTTTCGAGGGACCCTCGTCTATCGAAAAGTACGAATTCAGGGGATCATTCCAGAATTCTACTTCCAAGCCGAGGCCTAATACTAGGTCTCTTTGGAATTCCTGGCAGGGGACTCAGGTGACTGAGTCCGAGAATCATAGCGGTTGGAGTGTCGGGGGCTGGTGGGATAATACCCACACAGTCTTCGAAACTCACACCGATATTGGTGGAGATTTTACCATGCGGAAGCAGTCCGTAGTGGAGGTCAACCTGACTCCTACTGCGGTCACTTCTGGGTGGTACGATATAGATCCAAGGACACAGGAGCGCGACACCTTAGTCGGTGCCGTGATCCCAATGTCCGAGGGTCTTATGTCGTTCCCGCCTTTTGCTCAGTCCTCGGAAGGGGACTTAGCAAAGCTTGGTAACGCAGCAGTAGCTCGCTGCGCTCCTACCAATAGCGTTGCCAGTCTTTCAACTGCGCTCCTCGAGCTCAAGAAAGACGGACTCCCGAAGTTACTGGGATCCGTTCTTTGGAGAGATCGGGTACGTAATCTCAAGGATGTCGCGAGACATTCTGGGGATGAGTACCTTAATGTGGAGTTTGGTTGGAAGCCTCTCGTCAGTGATATCTCCGATTTCGCAAAAGGAGTTATCAACCTTGACAAACTCGTAAAACAGTATGTCAGGGATGCTGGCCGAGTTGTACGGCGACGCTATGAGTTTCCACCTATCACAACGGAGCAAGTGACCGAGGTAAAGTCTAATACCTCGCCACGGATCGTCAGCGATGTAAGTATCTCATCACTGTTCGATCCTGCTACGTTGAACAAGGGATCGGTTACCAAAGTTCGTCAGACGACGATTCGGCGCTGGTTCTCCGGTGCTTTTACTTACCATTTGCCTATTGATTTAGGCTCTGGTTCGTATAGTACCGTGGGAGTCGCGCAGAAGCTTCTCGGTGGTGATCTTACACCGGAAGTGCTTTGGAACCTTACACCTTGGAGCTGGGCCGCTGACTGGTTCACGAATATTGGTGACACGCTTCGCGTCACCTCTTCGATGGCCAGCGACGGTCTCGTTATGAAGTATGGGTATATCATGGAGCATACTCTTGTCCGTGATACCTATTACTTCTGGGGACCAACTGGATACAAATCCAGGAACGTCCACCCTATGCCAATTACCTTTGTCACAGAGACAAAGGTGAGGCGTAGGGCGACACCCTATGGTTTTGGACTTACCTTCGGAGGATTCACTACCCTCCAAAAGTCCATCCTCGCTGCACTCGGGATCTCCCGAATTAAGTGAGGGGTTTGTTGTCCTGTTGAACGCCATTTGAGTCAGAGACCCTGACTCTAGGAGTGATGCCTATGGCATTTCCCGATCCTCAGTCCGTCACCATTAGTGCCGTGACTACGCCTCTTCCGCGTACCTACGCGGAGGGAAACGAATCACGGTATACTTCTGCTGACGGCCTTATTGCATTGTCCGCGAACCACACGCTTGTGAAAGCGGGTCGTGAGCGGCATCTGCTAAGGATCGACCATTCGAAGTTGACTGCCAACCCGTTTGACAGCACGGAGAACATGAAGGTTAACATGGCATACTATGTCGTGTTTGACCTTCCTCCGGCTGGCTACACGGATGCGGAAGCCATGGCCGTCTATACAGGGTTCAAGACCCTGACGTCGGCCTCTTCGGATGCGCTCATCACCAAACTTCTTGGTGGTGAGTCGTAGTGGAGACGAGCCTCGTGGGTTCGATCCCGATCCAAAACAAACTCGCAAGGTGCGAGTTCGTGAAGGTTTGGGTATCGGACACCTCGGGTCTCGTCCTGACAATCTGGGTAGCAATGAATTGAGGATTGTAGTTAGTATGTCCTACAGGACATTGCTGACTATCTTCTCTCTTTTCGTTGTACTATCCAGGCTTGTCGACACGATCGTTGACGCGTTCAGTTAGTCTTCGGCCGCGACGTGCGGCGTCTGACTGTCTGTTATCATCGGTCGTGTTATAGGGGTGGGCTAGCGATAGCCCTCACTCCTGTGGTGACGCCCAGCGATGGGCGTCGTGAGTGTCACAGGCTGAGCATTCGATTACCTTCTAGTAAAGGAGGGTCGATGAAAAGGCTGATCTCACTCTGGTCTCGATTAGCGGAGGAATCCGCTGATCAATGTTGCACTAGCGCCCGCCTTGACATTAATACCGTCAAGGTGCGATCTGAACATGAGGGGTTATCGTTTCTCACGATAACCCTACCTGACTACGGAAAGGCTATCCAAAAATGGCTGGACTGTGGTCAGGTCGGTAACAATTCCTCCTTCCGCAAGGAAAGAGGAAGAGGTTTCCCCGTATTTCTAGGAGGTTTCCTCAACCGTGTGTTCGATCGGAGTAGTGGCTCGTTACTTGATGAGCCCTGTGTCGCCTCAATTCAAGCCTTACGGCAGCTCACGTTGCTGTTTGGCAAGATAGAACTACCGTGCAGTGATGCACGGCAAGTTAAGGCGATTCAGAACTACGTCAAGTGTGAGCAGGAAGTACGATTGTTTGACAGTGAACTCACACAAAGGGATATTGATGAGTTCACACGTATGTCAGACATGCTTTTCCGGGACGTGTTTACTGGAATGGACAGAGATGTCTATTACCAGCGCACTGTTCCTAAGCACGGACCAGGATCAACAGCTGATGGGCTTACCGGGAACGGTAAGTTTAATCAAGCTGTCTGGACCGATCGTCTCGAGCCGGCTTTCCCTGCCGGTGAGAGCATCCTCCCCAACTGGAGTTACTACGACCAGTTGGATGAGGTAGACTTCCTCGAACCTGGTTCTGAGATGCCTGTCAAGGTTATCTTAGTTCCTAAGACGTTGAAAACTCCTCGAGTGATAGCGATGGAGCCCACCTGCGTACAGTATACGCAGCAGGGTATCCTCCGCTGTTTTCTCGAGCACTTCGGGAGAGATAGACTCCTTCCGAAGGTTATCGGTTTTGATGATCAAGTTCCTAACCAGGAACTTGCTCGTCAAGGTTCGCTTGATCAGCGAACTGCAACGCTAGACCTTAGCGATGCTTCCGATAGAGTTTCCAATCAGCTGGTCCGGGCCATGTTAGCAAAGTGGCCTCATCTCCATGAGGCTATCGATGTGACACGGTCCCGTAAGGCTGTCTTACCCGATGGGCGCACTGTGCGCCTGTCGAAGTATGCGTCTATGGGTTCAGCACTCTGTTTCCCAATTGAAGCGATGGTCTTTACGACATTGATCTTCTTAGGGATCCAGAGGTCGCTTAACGAGTCGCTTTCCCGTCGTAGTCTGTATGACTACGTCGGTTCGGTGCGAGTCTACGGGGACGATCTGATCGTCCCTGTAGATCACGTGCTTACCGTGATACGAACGCTCGAGCATTTCGGTGCTCGAGTTGGTTCGGACAAGTCTTTCTGGACTGGAAAGTTCAGGGAGTCTTGTGGTCGGGAGTACTTTAATGGACAGGACGTATCAATAGTCCGAGTCCGGCAAGGATTTCCGACATCACGGCAGGACGTTACCGAGGTGGAGTCGACAGTGTCCCTTCGGAACCAACTCTATATGAGTGGTTACTGGAGGACCTGCCGATGGTTGGATGAGCTACTTACGGAAATATTAGTTTATTTCCCGGTGGTTCTCCCTTCTGCTTCGGTTATGGGCAGGGTGTCTTTTCTCGGCTACCAAGCCGAGAGGGTGCACCCGGACCTTCATAGTCCTCTTGTCCGAGGCTATGTAGTGAAGGCCAGGCCTCCAGTCGACAGACTGGATGGTTCTGGAGCCCTACTTAAGTGTTTGCTCAAGTTGGACACGGAAGATTGGTTAAGGAGTTCAATCTCCTGTCTTCCATCCGACCGGGTTGAGTCTCTCTCCGAGACGTCAACCTCCCTTAGGTGGAAAGCACCTGAGGTTTCTGGGCAGCACCTAGAACGTTCTGGACGTCCTAAGTCGTCTACCATGAAACTTAGGTGGTGTTCGCCCCTTTAGGGTGGCGATCGGACCAGCTTGCTGGCCCGGAGGGAGAGTCTGAAGCTCCATGCTAGTGGGTTAGTACCCCACCGCATGGTTCTGGCCGTAATGTTAC